ATCATGTTGCTTACTCCGATAAAAACCGGATCCAGCGAAAAGAAGATCGATCTCTCCGACACTCGAAAGAATAAGTGGCACGTTTTTCCCGAGCAAAAACATTGGGACACGTGCAATCGCGCGTTTGAACGCTTGCGATTCGGAGATAAAACCGGCTTGATGGTCAAAAATGACTTCATCTTCCTCAAGAGCAGGAGAGTCATTGTCTCCTAAATACTTGTCACGGAAGATATTCAAACGGTCATCGTAAGTGAGTGAAAAATCACAACCATGTAGGATTCCGGCTTTTTCAGCAACTTCCTTAAGTTGCTGAGCTCTAGAATCATACACTTCTCGACCGTGGTTAAACCATTCACGAAGAGCGCCATCAATGTTTTCAATACATTGTTGTTCGACACTAATCGCACTAGATTTTAATACACAGTGGAGACTTTTAAAAATTGACTTATCACTCAAAGCTCCCAAGCGCATACCCAATTCTTCACTGTAGATTGCTTTACGTTTTAGAAAATCGCAAGTATCCATCGTTAGAAACGGGATTGCTTCAGAATTTTTGTCTGGCATGGTCAAAACCATGTCATGTTTGGCAAGAAAATCTCGGTAAGAAATATGGTTGAGTTTCTGAGCATCCACATGCACAGATCCCCAAAAATCATCTCCGTAGGTGCTCAAAGCAACAACGGAGCGAAATAGAGATCCACTATTGGACATTTCAGCAACCATTTTCCTTCCAAGTTTGAGAACTTCTTCTTCGGTATGAACATCAAAGAAACCACAACGAACCAAAAGACTGTTACACAAACAATTAATGTAAACAGTCATATTTTGACCGGATGGATTCGAACCACACAACATGATGAGATCACCATTATAGGCCGTCACCGCATAACTTATGTCAATAGCGAGACCTTCCATGATCTTAATATCATCACGAGTGTAATTGCCAGAGGCTTTTGCAAGTGAAATCAGAATATCGAATGCTGCCAACATAATCTGGGCAGGCATTCGCAAATCATACTTACTATAATCTCCGGCTAAGATATTTTCTTCCCCATGCTTTGAAACATGTTCACACAATTCTTCCCATTCCGGACCCTGAGCGTTAATGCCAACGGCACACTCAGATAGAAGTGGGAATAAAGATAAATAACGTGCGACAGGAAGAAAATACTTCCGAATCAACAATTGAAGGTGGATAGGGGCAGCTTGAAAAACACGAACCTTATCCTTTGATAAAGGTGTAGGTTCATCTTTCAAAGATGCTTTGAAAATTGGATAACCACGTTCACCCTTCAAGTAGCATTCCTCAAGATTAGATGCTTCATCCCAATACTTTTGTTCCAATTCCATTGGACACGCAAAGTCGGGATAATCATCTGGATCCAAAGTAACAAGATGCTTACTTTTGGCTCCTCCTTCTGGAAAACCAACTGAAGTGTTGGGTTTCATTTTGTCGATATAACGACGACCATTAATTCACACACTGTCTGCATTTCAGTCAACGGGCGCACTTTTTGGCGCAGCCATTCTGTAGTCTGTAATTTAGACAGTAGAGGTAGGCTATAATCTAAAACAGCCTTTTCCAACAAAGTTCCGGGGACTCCACAACTAGGTTTAAACGAATGTTGTAAAGAGGCCTGCCACGGTTTCCAAGAATGAAAACGAGGAGGACCCCACAAATTCGGTTGC